TCATCGGGCTTGCTGTTCAAATCTTCGATCGGACCCAAACAGCTCAAAGTGCGACCCGCAGAACAGGCGGGAGTCGCAGGCAGGTCCGAATGAATCGGCAAGCTTTTCGCGTCTGCAGTTGGTCGTAACAACGGTCTGGCTGTTGGCACGGCGTTCTCGCACGTCGAGAACCCGCCAGAGCGTTTCGCCGCGGAGCTTTAACGAGTTCTCGCTGTCGAGGCCCACCGTCACGTCGTCGAGAATAAGTAATTCCGACCGCTCCACTTCGCGCCACATGCCGGCCTGTTGATCCCACGGCGCGAAGTTCAGGCGAATCAGGTCTGCGAAACTCAGGAAGAACGGATTCTGAACAGCATCGGCAAAGGCAAGCGCCGCGCAGGTTTTCCCGGTTCCAGTTGGCCCGAGAATCACGAGCGGAAGCCGCTTCCAGCCCGCCAGGATTTCGCCGATCAGGGTTCTCAGAGGTGGCGCGATCTCGTCACGTGATCGTGGTTTGCCAAGCTCGATGCGGCCGGAATAGTCGCCGTTCAAGTTCGGGAAGGTCCGGTAGCCGGGCCGTTTGGGCCCGGCTACCGCCTCAGTGCGTGTAAAGTCCATTCGATCGGCCATTGATGCGTTCGCTCCTTCTGTCCTCGTATGTGCCTTCGAGCAGTCGGTTCAAGGTGTCAGGGCTCAGAAACCAGTCGATGGTTGCTCGCCAACCGCGGTCGCCGCCTCCGCGACAAAACGTGCTGGCCGCGACGCGTGCCAAAGCCTCATCCACCGACTCACGCCAGCCAGTTTCAGAAGAACGCGTACGAAGCGACTTCACTCGCTTGACTGTCATTTCTCGGCACGGCGTCACGCCATCGATCCCGTTCCACCTGAGAAGCAGTTCGTTCGGATCGAGTGACGGTACGCAAGGCTTGATGCAACCTGCCCTGGGCTCTACGTCGGCGGCGCGAGGCGTAGCCTCTAAGGTTGGGGATAGGGTTAGGACTGGAGGATTCCCAGAACCGTTCCGCGAACCATTCCCATAATGGTTCCTGGTTTTGGGAATCGTCGTATCCTGTTTCGAGGAATTGTCGACACCGTCTCGACTCCCGATTCGGGGAGGGGTCGCGGCGACTGCCCCAGGTATTGTCGCCCAGTATTTTGCCGGTGCGCGCGAGCCTTTCCGACCAGGCGCGTAGTGCAGCCAGCCTGCTGCGACTGCTTTGTTCCTTGCCCGAATGAGCTGGTCGGCTTTTCGCCATCCACACTCCGCCATCAACTGTCCGTTGAAAAAGTTGGGAGGCCGCTCATATCGAAGGGCGTCTTCCCGAACTACGACGGCAAGCACAAGCAACGCGCCGTCGGCCCCGATTTCGGCTGCTGCGCCACTTTCAAACAAAGCTCTGGCAACGAGCAACGCGTAGCATTTCGGCCTCTGCGAGTAACGGGCTGCCGGCGCAACAGCGCTGCCTGGCTCTTCCATGGTGATGCGCACTAAATGACTGCCAGTGATCCCAGACTCGCCCGTGCTGATCATTGGATCCCTGCCTGGTCAAGCTCGCACTCTGCCGCGTCGAATCCGCGCGTGCTTTTCCGCTGGACTTGGGCGGTTGGTAGCGGCACCGGGCCAGATAATGCCGCGATGAAAGAGTTGAGCTGCGAGAGCCGTACGTAGCGGCGGCCGCCTACAAGAATCGTTTCGAGGCGGCATCCTCGCACGCCCTTCGTCCACCGATGGAACGTGCTCACGTGTGGGGGCCTACCGGGACGGATATGACGGCCGGCCTCGGCAAAGCTCAAGAGTGGGTCAGATTCAAGATCGAGACTCATGGTTTGCTCACGCTTGCTGGTGCCAGCCACAAAGGATGGCTGTGTGCGCGTGAGTAAACCAAACCGCAACGCTTCGCAAAAATCAGGGTGTCCGCCGGACACCACTGTTTTTAGACACGCGCCTTAGCCCGCGCGTACTCCTCATAATTCCGCGCCTGGCGCATCAGGTTTTCGGCTCGACGGCGATCATCGCCCACGATTTCTAAAGCGCAATCGAGAATCGCACCGTTCGCCGGCCTCGTCCGCATCAGTCGAAACAACTGTCGGATCTCGTTGCTGTCGGGCTGCCGGAGTTTCTTTCGGGTGTCCGGTTTGGTGTCCGGTCCGAACGCCCGATTTCCCGCATCCGACTCTGCCGCAGACGCATTTAAAGACGTTCGAATTGAAATGCTGGATCGCTCGAGAGAATCGATCGACTCGAGGGAAACCGGCAAGTTGATCGGGTCGAACCGCCGTTCCGGGCCAATCTCGCGCCCGGATCGGAGCTCATCGAGCCATCCCCATGTGGCGACAATTCGATGAATCGCGATTCGGATTGCGAGACAGTGATGCGCGGGGCCGCCGAGCGCGATCTCAAATCCTGCCTGTTCAGATCCGGGCGGATAGAGCATGCGCCATAGCTGCGGCGCTAACGTGAGCACGTCGTTGACGCGGATAAACCGCAGCACGAAGTCGTTACTTGCGAGACTTAGGCATTCGACCGGATCCCCCTTCGACTCGTTCCCTGGGGCGGCCAACGGCGCGCGCACTTCTCGAAGCCGCTCGGCCAGCTCGGCGCTAAGCCCCGCAACGGCCTGAAGCAATTCGGGGTCGCACAGGTCGAGCAGAGCCCCCCGAGCCGTGGAAAGCTGGGGCGGGCGGGGCGGTCGATTTGCCAAGTTACACCTTTGTAGGCAGCCATAACCAGATCCAGGCCCTAGCGACGAATCCGTTACTTGTGAAAACGGGGTTATCAACCAATCTGCTTGGCAACTGCTGCCGCCAACGCATCGCTCTTTTCGGCGTAGATCTGCGTCGTGTCGGCCCGACTATGGCCCAACACCACTTGGGCCGCCTCGAGGCCGAATTCGCGGCGAATCTCGGTTGCTGCCGCATGTCGCAACTGGTTGGGGTGCCAGGGAGCGATCCCTGCTTTGGCGCAGGCGCGCTCGATCGCCTGGCGATAGCCGGGCGTGCTGTACGAATTGCCTGGGGCTCGCTTGGGCGTCCGTTTCCGACGGTCCTGCTGCGAGGGCTGAACGGGCGTCTTGCGCCGCTCCCGTAGCTCGCGGCGGCGCCTCCGCTCGCTATCAGCCGGGCTAAAACAATGTGAGTCGGCGGCGCGGAGGAGATAGGGTCGGAGAATTGCTTGAGCCTTCGGTCCGACGGCAATTCGACGGCCCGCGCCGCGATAAGCGTTCTTGTGAGTTTTTGGCGAGTAGACCCAGACCTCGTGACTGATATCCAGGTCGGCTGGGGTCAGCGAACAGAGCTCGCCAGGCCGACAACCGAGCAAGCGTTGTACCCGCACCATGTCCGCGACGATCTCAGACAGGTACGGCAGGGTAGCTTGCAGGTCGGCGTCAGACACTGGCCGCACCACGCCGGGCTCGCGGGCCGCGGTTCGGCCCTTCCGGAGCCCCTCGACGCGGAGCAGGGCTTCGTGAACGCCCGATGGGACGAGTTCTTCGACGACGCCGTGCCGGAAGGCCCGCTTGATGATCCACACCAGGGAGTTGCAATAGGACCGCGAACAGCCCTGCTCCCTAACGAGATGGTCCTGGATGGCCCGCAGTTTCTTGGGACCGAACTCGGCGGCCGGCGTCGGCCCGTAAAGGCGACGCAGGGGCCGCAGGGCCGAACGCACGGAATGCAAGTTCTTGTAGTAGCCCTGGGCGAATTTCCAGTAGGTCGCACACAACTCGCTCACGGTCATCGCTTCGGGGCTCGCCGCGTCCGTTGGCAGCGACCGACCGGCGGCCAACCATTCTGCCACGGCCCGATCATAAGCGGCCCGGCTTTCGGCCGAGCCATGGCGTCCGGGCAAGTAGAGGTCACGGCCGCTGAGGGTCACCACACCGCGGCCGGTGGCCCGGTGTAAGCGGTAGGTCGGAACGCGAGGAGCCGTGCGGAAAATGCGTCGTGTCATTGAATGCAAACCTCCCAAAGCTTCACCGAGATCCGGTAAGCTACCGGATCTCGGCGCGGGAAATGGTCTGCACTGTCCGGAGGACAGGTATCCCTAACTCAGGGATTCAGAACGCTTTACGAAAAGTGGGCGATACTGGACTCGAACCAGTGACCCCTACCTTGTCAAGGTAGTACTCTAACCAACTGAACTAATTGCCTTTACGGTCGCCGTCATCGATGCGGAACGGGTGGCCATTAGTTACAGAGACTAATCGCCTTCCCGATTCTTGCCTGCGGCCGAGACAGGCTTTAGAACGGGGCGTTCGCGGCGACGAATCACCGCGGTTAGTTGCCCTCTGGGAGGTGCTGTATGGCACAGTTTTTTGTGAAGCTCGGCGGGAAGGTTTTTGGCCCCGCGAGCTCGGCCGACTTGCGGGCGATGGCGGCCGACGGCCGCGTGCAAAGAGACACGCTCATTAGCGCGAGCGCGGCCGGCCCATGGCGGACCGCGGAAAGAGTCCGAGGCCTGTTTCCCGAGACGGCCTCGATCGCCGAGCTACCGGTCGCAGCGACTCCCGCACCGGTGGCGGTTCACGTTGTCGCTCAGGCGCCCATGGTGCAAACGATTCAAGCGACCGGCAAAGTTTGGAAGGCCGTGATCCTGATGGGCACCCTGCTCACGATCGCCTCGGCCGTCGTCTTCGGCCTTTCCTTCGCCCTCATTGAGCCAGGCTCCGCTTCCGGTGCGACGGGAGCCGTGGCCGGACTAGCGTGCCTAGGCACCTTCGTTGGCCTATTCACGTTCATCCTCGGCCGGATTGGCGCGTGGTGGTTCCACGGCTAGACGGCGATCTCGTCGTAGAGCTGTTCGCTCGGTTGGGCCCGCACGTCGTCGAGCAGGGCCAGGCCGCGGCCGATCGACGCGTGATGCTTGATCGCTAGCAGCTCGTCGCGCGGGTCTTTGGGCTCGCGCAGGCGGGTCGACCGCCGTTTGAGCAGCTCGTCGGTCAGGCCCTCGATCAGCTCGAAAAGTTGGGCAGCGCGGTGCATCGGCTGTCTCCCGGCAGGGCTGTACACTACTCCGTTCAGTATAGGAGGGCCGCGAGCCGAAACGGTTCGTCCTGGGGCCGGCCGGGTACCATTCGGGGTGCCGCGATCCCTGCTGCCGCGGCGTGCGTCATTGCAGACGCACGCCGCGGCGATCGCTCCCTGGAGGCCCTCGCCCAATGCTGAGCTGGTTCGATGGATTTGTGATCGTGGTGGTGGCGCTGCTCGGCGTCGTCGCCGTAGCCGTGTGGGCCGAGAAACGGCGATGAAGCGTCGCACGTTCTTCAAGGCGATCGCGGGGGCGTTTGCCGGCGCAGCCGTCGGCAAGCTGCCGGCGTTGCCGTCGCCGGCGACAACGGTTCCCGCGGCCGGCCTCATGACACGCAACCACCTACGATCGCTGCAGATTCGCAAGTCGATCTGCCTGGTGAAGGTGCCCGAGGAGCTGCTCGGCGACACCGTGTGCGACCTGAAAAGCTTCGTCGCCGTGCAGATGAGCACGCAGTTTGACCGAGGGTTTCTATGAGCCACAGCGAAAGCGAAGCTGCGCGGCGGGCGATCGAAGAGTTTTTGGCGGGCGTCGGGCCGGCGGCCGAAGTGTTCCGCGCACGGCTGGCAAACTCTGGGCAGTGGCTGGACCGGGCCAATGCGCTCTGCGACGTGACGATCTCGATCCGCCCTCGCAAGCCGAACGCGCCCGGCTACACGCTGAGCTTCACCACGATCGATCTCACCTGCCAGGTGAGCGAACCGCCCAGGATCGACATGCCGGAGCCCACGTCGCGTGGCCTGATGTTGCCCGAGCCGCCGCGGTCGATCGACTTGCACTGCGAGTTTCTCACGCCGACGGCTCGGTGCGTGGTTGCTCCGAACGATACGGCCACCAGCGATTAGCCGTCGCCTGTCGCTGCTGGCAGCCGGGGCATTTCCAGCGGACGCCGACCGCACGGAGCGCTTTGGCGATCGTGTCGCCGAGGCCGCGGCTCCCCTGCTTCGCTTCGCACTGGGTGACCGGCCGGCCAGGTCGTTTGCGGATACGGCCGCAGGCACGGCACTCTGCACTCCCATCGGCGCGCTCTCGCCACTCGCAAGACAGGCTCATCAGGCAAAGCCCTTCACCGTCATGGTGAGCGTGTCGAAGCCCGCCCCGTTGTCGTAAAACATGAACACCTCGTCCTCGTCGAGGGTGCAGTCGTAGCGATCGTTGTTGTTCGAGTAGGGGTAGTCATTCAGAAACGGCGTGTTCGGACCGCCCCAAAAGTTCCCCGAAGTAGTGAAAGTGATCGACCAACGCGGATTGCTCAGTGATGCGGCCGAGCCCGTGCCATCGAAAGAAAGGCTCATGCTCGTGACATCGCAGATCGCCGGGTCGAGATCGATCCGCCACGTGCAGCTGGCGTAGGGAGTGAGCTCGTATAGGCCGATCAGGTCGGCACCGCACGGATTGGGGTTCACCGGGAAGGGCGAGTAGGTGTGGATGTCGAGCTCGATCGTGGAGTAGGTGCGCCGCTGCGAGACCACGCACCAATCGAGCTCGCACTCGTTGCCGCTGTCGGCGCCGGTCGCGTGGAAGCGGATGCGGACCTTGCCCAGGCTGGTGTAGTGGGCGGTGCTCAGGCCTAGGCTGCGCGTGGCAAAGAGAGCCCCAACATCGAAGTCAGTCGAACTGTCGGAGAGTTGGTCCCAGCTCGAGCTGCCCCAGTTCCACGCGTAGATGTCGATCGAGCTGCTGCCGGTGCCCGTGACGCGCCCGTTGCATTGCACCTCGCCGACCTGCGGGAACGCGCCCAAGTCGTACTCGATGTAGAAGTCGATCGTGCCGCCACTCTCTTCGACGCGGTAGTAGCCAGAGAACCCACGATGCAGGTTTCCGACCGTGCCGCCAGCGTGCGTGCCGGTGGTGATCGTGATCGACGTGGCCGGCTTGTAGCCACACATGCAGGCCGGCTGTGGTTCGGGCGGGGTAGTGCCACCGCAGCAACGGCAGCCTGGCGAGAAGCGGCCGCGACGGTGGCGACGATACGAACGCGGCAACCAGAGGTTCGGGCGGAAGATCACGCGGCTATTCCTCCGACGGACCGCAAGCGGCCGAAGTAACCTGCCAATAGCCGTTGATCCGCTGGCAGATGACGTAGCTGCCGCCCGTGATTTCGCCGGCGGCGTTCTCCATCATGCGGCCGCTGTAGACGGTGACCGGCTCCCCGTCTTCCTCTTCGCCGGGGGCCCCGATCTGGATCTTGCCCGTCGCGCTATCGCCCGGCGTGCTGGTGAGCGTTTGCCCCGAGTCGAGCTTGACGAGGATGGCGCGGGCGGCGCTTGGGTCATAGCGAATGGCCGGCCGCGCATCGCCGCTCTTCGGGCGGCCGCGCCACCAGGCGATCAGCTCGCGGAGAATGCGGATGCTGGCGGCGTCGAGGGTGAAGCCTGACATGAGCTACACGGGGGCCGGCAGGTTGATGTCGGAAAAAGGCCGCTCGTCGTACTCCTCGAAGTCGATGTAATGCGCCGTCGGCGGCGTGCCCGTCGACTCGACTCCGGAGCCGTTCAGTAGCACCGGTTCGCTCAAGCGCACGCCCTCGCGTTCGATCGGCTTGGGCTTGCCGTCGGCGTCGAGGATGTGCAGCCCGCGATCGAGCAGGCTGGGTTGCCAGCCCTCGGGATTGATCTCGATCTCGTAGGTCACGCGCCAAAAGTGCATGCCCCGTTCGAACACGTTGTTGGCGTCGATCGAGACGATCATCGCCTTCCGCGCGGCGTAGGCGCCCCAGGGCTCGCTGTTGATCACGTTCTGCCACTGGTCGGCATAGGCGGTCGAGTACACGGCTTCGTTGCGCTCGACGGTGATCGCCCGGCGGTTCCACTGCCTTTCGAAGGGCGGGTCGAACAGCACCTTGCTGCTGTTCATGTACACCTTGCCGTTTTGATCCTTCTCGCAGATCCGCTTGTCGCGGATCGTTTTGAAAGAGTACTTCGGCGGATCTTCGATCGGGTTCTCCCGGTTGAGGTTGTTCACCTCATCGGGCGTGCTCGTGCTGTAGGTGGCCGTCGCCTCGTAGATCGTGTCGCAACTCTCGACCGCGTAGTCGGCCGTGATGTTGCTCACCCGGGCGTTGGGATCTTCGGGATGCACGTCGCGCCAGCGGGGCATGCCGGCGGCGAGCAGGGCGACCAGCCGCGTCGTACCCGGATCGCACGGGATGATGAACTTCCGCACGTAGCCCGTGCGGCCGTTGTCGTCGATCGTGATGCTGTGCTTGGTCTCAGTCGCGGGGCCGGCGGCCATGGTGCTTTAGGCGATGCTCGCCACCTCCGTGGTCGCGCTCATGTTGGTGTCGATCTTCCGCAGCAGGTCGGTTTGCCGCTTGGCTTCGTTGAGGATCGCCTTGGTGTTCTTGGCGGTCTCTTCGCCCGGCTTCGTGAGGCTGCGGTTGATCGTGGAAAAGGCCTCGGCCGAGCCGCGGGTTGCGGCGCCGGTGGTGTTGAGATCCTTGGGCTTGGCCTTCTTGGCTTTCTCCTCTTGCTCTTTGAGCTTCTCGAACGTGTCGTCGAACGCGCCGAATTGCTGGGCGCTTTCGGCCACGGCGATCGCCGCCTCGTCGGACCGCTTCCGCAGATCCTCGAAAAACGCTTTGATCTTTTCGCCGTTGCTGGGCGCAGTAAGCGCTTTGTTGAGGTCGTCCTGCAGGCCGGCGACCGAGTTTTCGAGCTCGGCGTTGAAGGCGAACAGGAAGGTCTCTTCGGGGTTGATGTCCGAGCCGATGCCGGTGAGCTCGGTGACCGCGTTGGAAAAGTCGAGCAGCTTTTGCGTCAGGCCCTGGATGCCCTGAGTCACGGCGATCTGCGCCCGCTTGAAGATCAGCGGGATCGTGCCGATCACGTCCGCAAAGAACGCGGCCCCGCCGGCGATCATTTCAAACGCTTTGCCGACGATGTCGCCCATGTTGCGGCCGCTGGTGGCCGTGCCCACGAAGCGATTGGCGAGCTCGGCGATGAACGGGCCCAGCTGAATGGCGATCTGGTTGGCGATCCCCTTGAAGACTTTGCCCATCCGCTCGAGCGCATCGTTGGCCGCTTCGACCTTGGCCGCTTCGACGCGGTCGAAGCTGATGCCCAGCAGGTCGGCGTCGGCCGCCATTTCACTGATTCCCTCGCGGCCCATCGTGAGCACGTTGAGCAGCGATTGGCCGCTCTTGCCGAACACGCTCATGGCCGCGGCCGCGCGCTCGGTGGGGTTCTCGATGTTCTTGATCGCGTCGGCGATCTGCAGGAACGACTCTTGGGCGCCGGCGTTGGCGAGCTCTTTGCCGTCGAGGCCCAGCCGGGCGAGCGCATCGGTCGCACCGCTCTCCCCCATAGCCGCGGCGCCGATCGTTTTGTTCATCTTCTCGAGCGATCCGACGAAGGCCTCGCTCTCGACGCCGCCGAGGCTGGCCGCGTGGAAGAATTGCGACAGGGCCTTCGTGCCGATGCCCAACCGATCCGAGAGCTCGCCCGTCTTGTCGACCGCTTCCATGGCGCCGCCCACGAAGCTAGTGAATGCCGACGCGCTCAGCCCCACGCCGGCGATCGCCGCCAGACCGGCGACCGGCGACGTCACCGCCTTGGCAAAGCCGGCCAGCTCGCCGCGGGCCTGCTTCAGGCCTTTGACGAGCGGGCCGGTGACGACGGCCAGGTTGATGTTGAGACTGCCGACGACAGACATGGCTTCACAGTTTCGGCTCGAGGTGGGCGGGCAAGGTGCTTCCCAAGTGGTAGCCCTCCGCATCGAGCAGCTCGCGCCGCTCCGTGCGGTCGACCGGACGACGCGGGCCCTGAGCCGCGGCGATCGCCAAGTCGAAGGCGGTCCAGATTTCTTGGGGCGTTGCTTCGCGCGGGGCGATCGGCAAGAAGTCGTCCGGCTCGAAGGGCTTGGCGCCCTTGCGACGGTTGACGTTGGCGATCGTGGCGGCGATCAGCGCGAGTTGGCGGCGGTCGTCTCCGTAGGGCTCAAGCTGGAAGAACGCTTGCCAGTAGGTGAACTCTTGCGAGTTGACTACGGCGCGGCATTCGGCGACGGATTTGCCGAGGTGTCCTGCGAGCCGGAACCAGTCCCGGAGCTCGGCTCGCTGTCGGAGTTTTTTTCCGCTTCCTCCTCGGCGTCGTCGCCCAGGCCGCTGAGTCGGAGCGCCGCCTTGTAGGCTCGATCGAGCAATTGCGCGGGCAGCTTCTCGAGCGACTTGGCTTCGTCCAGGCTGGCGAACAGCGACTTGCCGTCGTCGTCGACCAGGCAGTGCGAGAGCAGCTTGACCCGGAACGAACGGACGCTGCCGATCGCGTTGACAATCGAGCTCGAGCCGTCGGGCGCCAGGAACTGTCGCTCCCATTGCTCGCGCTCGATCCCGGTCAGGGTGCGCACGACGACGTACGTTCCCTCGCCGAGCTCGGGCGTGTCGACGCGCTCGCGCGGGAGGGGCAGATCCGGCATCAACAACTGACTGGCGGTCAGGGCTTTCATGGTTTCCTCGGAAGGTGGTGGGCGGGCGAAGCGAGCGTTAGCTCGAGGCGGGCGGCGTCATGGTGCCGGTAACCTGCAGGGTCAACGTGCCCTTCAGGCCCTCGGCGGTTTGAGCGGCGTGGCCGACGCCTTTCACATAGGCGGCGAAGGCGTGCGTGGTCCCGGTCGAGCCGTCGGGATAAATCACTTTCCAGTTGCTCAGCGTCTGCGACTTGAGCAACTCGAAGAGTTTGCGGTGGGTGTTTTCGAGCGGCGTATAGAGCAGCTCCGACGTGACGTCGCCCACCTGCCACACGGTGGGCAGGAAGGTGCGGGCGTTGTCGGCGCTCTGCAGGTGCGTGGAGTCGAAGAACTCGCCCTCGGGGTTGGGCCCGTCGACGCCGACGATGAAAGCGATGTCCGTAAACACCGAGCTGATCTCCAGCTGCAGCTTGGTTCCCTGGGAACTCCGGGGCATGGTGGGCCTTTCCCGTGTGCCGGGAAGGGCGGTAGGTTCGGCCGACGGCCGCGGGGTGGCCACCCCAACGGCCTCGGCACACGGTTCTTACTGGCGGTGTGGTTTCAAAAGGTCAGCTCCCGAGTTGCCACCAGGCGCGGCGGACAGCGGTGGAAAAATCACAGTGCAGGTACCAGCCGCCGGCGAACGGCGTGCGGATGTGCTTGACACACTGCACCAGCCCGCTCGCGCCGTAGTTGCTCAGGTCGACGAAGTGATCGAGGAGCTTTTCGGGCGGACCGATCGCATAGCCGTATTGATTGGCCCACGTGCGCCACAGCGGGCCGATGTAGCTCCGCGAGTCGGCCGAGCCATGCACGAAGGCGACGCGGCAGCAATCGCCGCTGTTGCGCAGGCTGTGCAGGATGCCGGCGTCGAGATCGCGGCCGCTCTGCGTGAAGCAGAGCTGCGCGCCGGCGCCGACGGTGTAGCCGCTCTGGGGCGCTCCGGGCAGCGTAAGCGTGAGTTTGGTCGGGTCGCTTTCGTGCGGCGCTACGGCGTAGTCGCCGGTGAGGCTCGGGTGGAAGCCGAGCGCGCCCACGCGCCAGACGCTGGTGTCGGCCAAGTAGTGCGGCGAAGCAAGCGTGATGTCGATCGAGTTGGCGGCGGGCGTCACCGCATTGATCTGCACCAGGCGGTTCATGCCGTCGGTGGCGGTGTTGCGGGCGAGCGTGGCGAAGTAGCGGCGGCCGCCGCCGATCCACGGCTTGGCCAGCCAGTGTTTGATGTTCCGCTGAAAGTTGGTCCAGTCGGCGGTGCGGATCGTGTGCTCCGGCGCGAGCCCTTCGTTGTGGATGCCGGCCACGTCGGCACTAGCGAGCAGGTCGAGGTCGGCGCGGAGATCGGTGCGGTAGTGGGTCGTGATGTTGATGAAGAGAGCGAGCGCGACGTTGAACTCGGCGCGCAGCTTGTCGAGCGCACTCTTCGCGAGCAGGCACAGCCCCGACCAGTCGAGCGCGGGGATGATGTCGCGGGCGGCGTAGTTGTCGCTATAGACCGCCGTCAACTGCGGATGCTTCGCTTTGATCCGCGCGAGCATGCGGGCGTACTCGCGGCCGTGCACCTCTCGGCAGGCGGCGATCGACCAGTCGATGGGCTTTTCGTCGACGTAGAGATCGTTCGGCGAGTTGTGCGGCGGGTTGAACCAGCTCGGGTCGTAGTCGCTGGTGATCAGCGCCCGGCAGTGCGGCCAAGTCCCCTCGGCGGCGAAGGTGTTGAGCGTGCCGGCGCGGAGGAGGCTCGTGTACCAGTAGATCATCGCCTGCGGCTTGAGCTCGCGCACGCGGTTGATCGTGCCCTGGTGAGCCGACACGCCCTCCGGCAAGCCGTTCAGCCAGTCGGTGACCATCAGCGGCGTGGGGTACAGGCCGTTGAATTTGGCGGGGAACCAGCAGCCGAAGACGTCGGCGTACCAGTGTTCCTTGGCCACTGCATAGGTGCGGCGTCGAGTGTTGCCCGTGTCCCAGGTGCCCGTGTCGCCGAACTGCTCGACCATCTCGGCCGAGGCGGTCATCGCCGGGTAGGCCGGCAACTCGCCGGGCGGCGGCGGATCGACCGGATCGGTCGGGTCCGTGGGGTCCGTCGGATCGGTGGGGTCGGTGGGGTCGGTGGGATCGACTGGCGGCCCGGCGGGGTTGGTTGGCGTCGGCGTTCGCAGGGCCACGCTTTGCGAGTGGTAGACGTCGAAGGTCATCCGCTTGCTATGCAGCGGGAACTCTTCGCCGGTGTTCGGGTCGTAAGGGAAATCCTGCGTGTTGACGTGCATGCAGTGCTGCAGCTCGCAACCGTCGACCGTGCCCCGGAAGCCGTCGATCGCGTTGCGGACCGCTTCCTCGAGCTGCCAGGCCTCGGTGTAGTCGTCACTAAGGCAATCGATGACGGGGCGGGCCTGGCCGCAGTTGGTCGGCCCGCTGAGGCATTGCACCGTCTGACGCGAAGGCAGGCGCATCAGGATCGTGGGATAGGTCGGATCGCCTTCCAACTCCGTGACGACGCGCGGGCCCACGATCGCGGCGACGGCGGGGTCGCGCTCGAGCAAACGCAGCAGCACTTGGAAATACTGGATGGCCATTAGGAACCGCGGGCGATCGCGTCGATTTCGGACGCCAACTCTTTCGCGAGAGTCTCCGCGGCCGCTTGCTCTTTCGCTTCGAAGGCCGCGCGGATGTATCCCCGCGGCGTGATGCTCTTGCTGCCGAGCTCGATCCAACGGCCATAAAAGCCGTCGTCCTCGCCACTGAACTCTTTGGCGTCGGCCGCGGTGGTGACCTTCACGCCGAACCGGCTGCGACTTCGCTTCATGGCACGCACGCGATGACTGCGGCGCAGAGCTCCGGGCACAGGGCGGCCCGTCTTCGGATTCGCCGGCCCTTCGTAGACCGGAGCGCGTGAGCGGACTTCCGGCAAAAAGGTTTTTGCCGCCGCACGCTGGGCGCGGCGAATACCTTTCTTTGCCAGCTTGGGCTCGAAGGCGAGCAGCTTTTTGCTGAGCTGCTCGAGCCCTTGGACGTCGTACATGCGCGTCACGAGCTGGGCTCCGACTCCGAGGCGAGTAGCTCGAGCGACACGCAACGCTGGCCCGGATTGACGACCGAAGTCAGGTACAGCTTCTGCTCGCCGTTGACCACGCGCATCTTCGGGGTCACGCCGGGAATCCAGTGGCTGATGATGCGATGGCTGGCCTCGGAGCCCGCGGCCCCGGCCTGCCACTGCTCGCGGCCGCCGAGCGGCTGGATGCTCACGTAGAGCTCCGCGAACAGCGACCATTGCGGCTTGAGACTGCCGTCGTCAGCCTTGCGGAGATCGCGGTGCTCGAGCCGCACCGGCGTGTCGAGCTCGCCGGCGGGTGGACTTTGATACTTGCTCACGCGCTCACCAGTCGGTTGCTCGATCGCCCAGCAAACTCCGCACGGCCGGCGGCAGCATCGGCGCGTCGCCGGCGGCGGCTAGCGCCCGGGCTTCGCGGTTGCGGTAGTAGTCGCTGGCGAGCAGCAGCACGGCCTGCTTGTAGCGCTTGGGCAGCGCGGCGGGCTCGGGCCAGCCGGCGACCCAGGTCACGATCACGGCCTTCCGCGAGCAGCTCGTCGTCGGCCAGCTCTTTCCGCTCAGCAGGCAGACGGCCATGTTGCCGGCCACGTGGGCCAGCTCGTACAGCGCCGCGTCGAGCTCCTGCTCGTTGCCGTCGGCATCGCGGTAGCGGACCGAGGTCAACGAAAGGAACGGCGGCCGCGGCAGCCGGACGTAGCCGCAGAGCGGAAAGCCGCTCAGCTCGAGCTGCCACGTGGCCGGCAGGAACTGCCGCCACGTGTACTCCTCACAGTCCTCGCGGGCTGTGGCAATTTGCTGCTCGAGCTCGGCGACTTCGCTCTCCCGCGGCGGCAGCCGGAGCTGCTTTTGCAGCTCTTCGACCGACACGGGTTCGACGTCCGGCCCGCTGACGCGCTGCCTGTGCATGGAAGCTCCGCCGGCCTAGACCTTCTGAGCCGTCTGCGGCACGGTCCGCGGGTTGCCGTGCAGCCACACGCCGGCGAGGAAGATGTTGCCCGAGTTGGCCGCCGGCGTGATCGTCACCCGCACATAGGGCTTGGTGCCGATGTAGCCGATCTTGAACACCTTGTCGTCGTCGGAGAACAACAGGGTGGCGCCGTTCTCGGTGCCGAGCAGATCCTCGTCGGCCACGGCCATCGCGCCCGACATGTTGGCCGCGTCGCTCTCTTCGACCAGCACGGTGAACGTGACGTCGGCGTCGGCGATCGAGCCGGCCAGCCCGAGGAACTCGAGCGAGTCGCCGTTCGCCACGCTGGCAATCTGCGAAACGAAGGCCGTGTTGTCGGTCACGGCCGCCGCGGGGCTGATGCCGCGCTTCGGCACGATGTTGTTATGGAGATCGCGCATGGCTGATTGAGTCTCGAAGCAGGTGACGGGGGAGAGCGAGCTAGCGGGCGCCAGCTTTCGACGGCCGCGGCTTGGCCGCCGTCCGCGGAGGCGGCGGGGCGGACGCCGTTCTCGGCACGGGCGGCGGGGCCGGCGAGGCCGCGGCCTTCACCGGCTCCGCGCTGCCGCGTTCGATTAGGCGTAGCGCCTCGGCGTCGTCGAGCTCGACAACATCGCCGGCGTTCTGCACAAACCGTTCGCCGCAGCGCGGCGTGAGTAACTTGACCTTCATGACTGACGTTCCTTGCTCAAAGGGGAGAGCCCCGCCCAGGGGTCGCTGCGAGGTCGACTAGACCTGCAGCATGTGCTTGACGGGGCGAGTGCCCGCGTCGAGCAGTTGGCCGTCGTGGCGGCCGAATGCGATGAAGCCGATCTGGTCGGTGTCGGCGAAGCGCTCCTCGAGCCGCTTGACCCGCACTTCGCCCACGTCGCGGATCTTGTACTTACTCAGTTGGCCGAAGAGCATCGTTTTGGTGCCGGTGGCGATCGAGCTCTGCATGTTGCTGTTGAGCACGTACGGGTGACCAAACAGCGTGCTGGGCACGCCGGCCTGAGCCCCCGGCTGCCAGATGTACTGGTTGTCGTTGCTCTTCAGCTTGCGGATGGCCAGCAGGATGTTCCGGTGGAACATGAAGCTCGCGCCGTCCCAATAGGCGTCGTCGACCGAGTGGATCAGGTCGAGGATCTCGTCGGCCGTGATCGCGGTCGCACCGGCCGTGGTCTTGCCCATGGCGCTCGCGGGCACGATGCCCATCGGCTCGACACCGCCGCCCACGCCGAGCGTGAACTTGCGGTTGGTCACGCGGCCGAGCCGCTCGCCCATGATGCGGCCGAGCGTGGTGTTGAGGTCGAGCCGCGTATCCTGGAACAACTCGAAGGGAACTTTGATCAGCTTCGAGCTGTACTTGAAGGCCCCCCAGCGCTGCTGACCGAACGTCGGGTCGAGCGGGGTCGGGGCTTTGTTCTCGCCGATCTGCTCACCTTCGTTGCTCGTGTCGTCGCAGGTCGGCCAGCTCATCTCCTCGCCGCTCTCGGTGCGGATGACTTCCGCCACCTGCCGCATGCCGCCGAATTGCAGCTGCGCCATCTCGAGCGACTCGACGAACGTCGAGCCGAACGTGTAACCGCCGAGCGGGCCGGATTGGGCCGACAGCGCGCGATTGTGGCGGCGCTCGTGATACTCGGCCTGCAGGCCGGAGTAGTCGTCGCGGCTGAGCTCGAAGTTGATCGTGCGGGCGCCGAGTGCCATGCCGGCCGAGCGAGCGGCCCGCATTTCCCGTTCGCTGGGCGCGACGCCGGCGGCGTTGCGGAACCAGGCCGAGAGGGCCAGGTTGCTCGCGCGGGGGTTGCGCTCCGCACGCTCGTCACGCGTACGCGGGCGTTCGCCCCGCATGGTCCGCTCGTACCAGTCTTCGACCGTGCGCCGCCGCTCGCTGCGAGTCTTGGGCTTGCCGCTGCGACGCTCCTCTTTCGAACGATTCTTGCGACGTTCGCCGTTACGATCTTCGGGCTCGCCGCCGCCGAGCAATCGGGCTTCGAGGTCGATCGCCCGCTTCTCGCGGTTGACCGCATCGTCCTTCGCGTCGAACCGCGCGTTGACGGTGTCCCACTGGCCCTTCTCTTCGGCCGTCATGTCCCGCTTCTCGTCGCTCACCTTGTCGGCGAGCTGGCGCAGCTCCTTGTAGGCGGCGGCCCTCTCCTCCATCAACACCTTGAGCGAATCGCGGCTAACTGGCACGGGTGAGTCCTCGGCGGGAATGCGTGCCGGCGGAGGCCCAGCAAAAGAGGGACGGCAAGCGCCGGCACCGGATGTTTGGTTCGGTGCGCTCAAGCGCTCCACCGCCGACTGGGCAGCGATCGAGATGCTTGCAACCCTACACGGCGGGGGCGACTGGGCGCCGGCGCGGCATGCAGGGCAACAGGTTTTCCAGCAATAGGGGGCCGCAGGCGGAGGGACTTACGTGCCCTAAGCAGTTGCAAGGGGCAATGCCGACTCCGCTCTGCAGCCGAGTTTTCGATCCTACACTGAGGTGGCCCCAGGATCGGGGTTAGCCCAGCCGCAAACGGGCCTCACGCTCGCGGAGACGAGCTGCAATCGCGTCCCGCGACAAATGCACCTGGCCGGCCGCCCGTTGCGCCGTGCGCCATTCCTGGGCCTTGCGACGGGCTTCCTCCGCTTCGCCGGCCGCCCGGAGTTGGGCCCGCACGCCGGAGCTCGTCGCCTCGTAGGCCGGGAAGGTCACCGGCCCCACGTCGAACAGGTCGACGTCGGTGATCTCCGCGTAGAGCATTTCGCCCTCCTCGCGGTACAGCGTGTTCGTCGGGTTGAAGCTGAAGCTGGAACCGGTCACGTCGCCGCGGTTGAGCGACACCTGCAGGTCTCGGGCGGTCTGCGTGTCGGGGGCTTCGATCTCGTAGCGCAGCCCCACCTTGTCGACCGATAGCTTGCAGGTGCCGGCGGACGTTCGGCCGAGCACCAGATTCGAGTCGTGATTGAACAGCGCCCGCACGTCGTGGGACTCACTGAGCGCACGATCAAAAGCGCCGGGCATGATCCGCTCAGAGAAGTCGGTCCAGAGGCGATACTCGGTCCGCTCGGTTCCGTCGTAAAAGACCGAGGCATACCCCACGATCAACGGCGATTCGCCTTCGGCCCGCTGCTGAATGCGGGCGCGGGCCTGGGGCAAGTAAGCGTAGCGTCGTTCCATGGCTCTCATTTCTCCGGGAAGGGGACGGCCCAAGCGGCGATCGCGGCCGCGGCCTCGGTGGTTTGCGTGTCGGTTGAGGGATAGCTAAACCGGCGGAAGCGGCCGAGTAGATCGTCGGCCAGGGCCTCGGCCGAGACGCTGCGGCCCGGCGCCACCTGGTCGGCAGCCGCTGCGAGCTCGGCGAACGCGTCGACCAGCACGGCGCGGTGCTCGGCGACGAGCTGCTCACCCAGCCAGGTCCGCAGCGTCTGCTTGCGATCGTGGCGCTGACCGTGCGTCGATAGCCGTCGCAACAGGCGTTTGGCCGTGGCTTCGACCAGGCTGCGTACCAGCGGCCGCATGCGCTCGCCCTCGGCCTCGAGATCGGGCACGCCGCTCGTCTCGGCGCCCTCTTGGCCACCGGGCTCCGGAGCAGCCGGATCTGCGGGCGCGTTGTCGGCGCCGCCCTGGCCCATGTTCTTTGGCTCGAGGATCTCGTCGAGCCCTTCGATCGGGTTGCGGTTCTCCAGCGCCCGCACCTCGTTGCGGCTCATAAACGGAGCGCCGCCGAGGGCCGTGCGATAGAAGGCGGACCGCACGGCCAGGTTGGTCCGCACCAGGGCCTGGCGGGTGAACTCGATCGAGTGCGTCTCTTCGGCCTTTTGCTGCTCGGTCAGCAGCTTGTCCCACAGCTCGAGCTCGAGCGACACGAGGTGCGGATCGAGCCCGTCGTCGAGGTAGCTCTGGTTCTCTTGCTCGAGCGAGGCGTAGCCCTGCCGGCCCATGTGGCCGATCTTATGCGCGGGCACGCCAATCCAGTTGGCCATCTCGATGATCTTGGCCTGGCTGGTCTCGAGCAGCTGAGCGCCCTGCGCGTCGGGCTGCAGCTTGGTCGCCTTCGCCCCCTGCTCCAAGATCCGCGTACGATGCTGGTTCTTCAGGCCCGCGGCCGAACGGCCCCAGGCCTTTTTCATGCGATCGTAGGCGACGTCGCTGAGGCTGCCCGGAGTCTCGATCACCAGCCCCGGCACCGCGTTATTTTGGAAGTAGCGATTGCCGTAGTCTTGCACGGCAATCGCCCCGCCCAAGCTTTCCTTGGCGACCTCGAGCAGCGGCCGGCCACGCCAGCCGTCGAAACCCAGGCCGTACTGGTGGATCACGTCCTCCTTCGGGAACACGTACAGCTGCTCGTCAATCCACGTGGTGTAGCGGAGCTCGCCGGCGACCTTGATGGGGCAGGTCTCTTCTGAGTCGAGCGGCAAGATCTCCTCTGGTTCGCCGAGCAGGTTGCGCACGATCAGCGCGTAGAAGTTGCCGCGGATGATCTTCTTTTGCATCAGCAGGCGGAAGAACGTAAAGCGGTTTTGAAAGCTGTTGGGCTTCCACTTCAGCAACTGATAGGCGGCGTGCTTGAGGTCGGGCTCTTTGCCTTCGCTCTTGCCGATCTTCACGTAGCGATAGGTGATCAGCGGCAGCTTGCCCACGTCGTTGGCGAGCAGGTTGATGCCGCGATAAAGGGCATGCAGCCCTAATACGGATCGCTCCGTGACGCGCGGACCGGCGACCGATCCGCCGCTGATCGGCATAAACGTTTCGTCGTTCTCGTCGCACTCGATCGGGTTGCGAGGGTTCTCGGCCCCGCCGGCGACGATGCCGCCGAGCACGTCCCAGCTCCGCTCGGCCGAGCAATCGACCTGTGTGTACCAAGGGTTCATAGGAGGCGTACTCCGCGGGTGTCATAAACGCTGCCTGAGTCGTCGCGAATCCAAGCGGCAACAGCCATGATCGCGGCAGCCATCACGTCGATCTTCTTGGGGGAACCGTGTTCGGGTTTCGCGGGCATAACGTCGCCTTGGTTGCCACGCTTGATCATCAAGTTGTCTGCGCACCAGCGCATGACGCGGTGTCCGCCATGGCGAAACTTACGAGCCGTGATCAGCTCGCTCGTGACCCGAAACGCTTCGTTGTATTGAGCGAAGCACTGCGGATGCTCGACGACCTCGATGCCGTGGGTGTCGCGCAGCCGGATCGCCAGCTCGTGACAGTCGCGAGGATCGAAACGCAGCGTCCGATGCTGGTAAATCTTCTGCGCACCGACGATGCGGTTTTCTACAACCGCGTGATCGATCACCTCTCCCGGCGTGAAGTCGATCAGGCCGTTCGCTTTCCAGTCGGTATAGGGCGTGCCATGGGCGCGTTCCTGCTCGGCGGCCGAAGCTTCCGGCAACCAAATGTGAGGCACAAGCCAGCAGCCGCCATCGTCGTCGGGAAACAGCAGTACGTAGCTGGTCAGGTCATGCTGCCAGCCGATGTCCAGGCCCGAGTAGCACAAGCGGCCGTAGAGCATGCGCGGATCGAACGGGGCGGCATTGCCCTCGTCGTCCCAGACCGCCATGTCGATGCAGCGTTCTTCGCTCTTCACCCATTGGTTGCACCGGTAGCGGCGAAAGGTGTTTTCTTCGACCTTGCCGAGCTGCTGAGCCTCGAGGCACTTTTGCTGCATCTCCTCGGTGCGCAGCCAGCCCTGATCGAGCGACGGGTTGGCCTTCAGCCAGGTCGACCGCTTCGTCCAATCGTCCTTGTCGCTGGCGGCGTAGATCCTGGCGAAGTGACGCAGGTTGACCACGTCCTTGCACTCGATCACCTTGCGGGCGTACTCATGCTGCTCGTAGCCGAGCGACTCGCGGTTGGAGCCGGCGGTCGTGATCACGAGCGGCAGGATCGGTTGGATCCGCGCGGCGTCGGCATGACGCAGCGCGTTCCAGAGGTCGCGCCGCACCCAGGCGTGGATCTCGTCGAGGATGGCCGCGTGCAGATTGCGGCCTTCCTTGCTGCCGGCGATCGACGAGCCGCAGCGGATCATCCCGCGCCCGGCCTCGTAGGTGATGCGCATCGCCGAGCGATGCACGTTCAGGCCAAGTTGTTTGGTCAGCTCCTCCGAAGCCTCGACCATGTTGGCCGCTTCGGTGAACACCTCGCCCGTCTGTTCCTTGTCGACGGCGAACAGCCCGATCTCCGGAGCCGGCTCGCCGTCGAGGGTCAGCAGGTAGAGAGCCACGCCCGAGCAGAGCGTGCTCTTGCCGTTCTTCTTGGCGACCTCGAGGAAGCCACTCTTGAATCGCCGCAACCCATCAGGCCACTTCCAGCCGAACAGCGGACCGAGGAACTCGTCTTGCTGCCAGGGCAGCAAGCGGACCGGAACGCCCGTCCCCTCATGCGAGAAGATCAGGTAGTTCTCGAAGAAATCCCAGACCTCTTCGGCCGCGGCTTCGTCGAACCAACAGCCCTCGCGGATCGCGCGTTCGTCGCTGGCGTTTTGGATCCACCGCTTCGACGTCTTCGGTCCTGCCTTCGGTCGTTTAGCGGCCACGTTTCGCGCGCTCCTGCCGCTTCTTTTGGATCTGTTCCGCGAGTGCGCTCGGCGCCCCGCTGCCGCTCGGGCTCTCGGTGCCGATGCGCAGGCGGGCTGCCGGCGTGAGGCCGAGCTGCTTGGCGGCCGACTCGATGCGCGCGACGGCCTTGTTCTTCTGCGCGATTAGCGGATTCGCGACTGGGTAACCCTTCTCTGTCCACACGACGCGACTCGGGCACTTGGCGAGCTCAGTCATGATCGCGACGAACTCCGACCACGCTTCGCAATAAGCCGAGAGCACCGCGCGATCGGCGGCCGCCAAGGTCCCCTGCGCGAGCAGCTCTTTGACCACGCGTTTCCACTCGGCGCGCGCCTCTTCATCGAGCCAGGTCGGACAGTCGGGCGCTTTGCTCTCGGCTTTCACCGTCGCGGCGATCGGGCGCTTGCCCGGATTGCCCGCGCGTTTCTTCGAGGCAGCGCTCTTCGCGATTGGTCCGCGACGTCCCATGCCGACCCCTTAGAGTTGCCACGAATGGAACTGCGGACGGCCGTCGACCAACGCGACAACCATGGTGATCGTGCGCGGGTACCGGTTTGCTTCGGGCACGCACTCGGCCGGCAGACCGTCGCCCTGCAAATGCAAGACAACATCGCGGCCGTCGTAGCTGATGCCGCGAACGTCGACGTCCGCCGGGTAGGGCAGCAGCTGAAAAAGCAACTCGGTCGTGAGCTTCAACGTCGCGCGGCGCTGAACTTTCGCCATTTATTTTCCCTTCCACGTGAAAAGCACTAGGCGCGACCCCCCCACCCTCAAAACCCGCGAAAAAATGTGCGCGCCCTGCGGGCGGTCTAGGAGGAGGGCCCCTTTTGAAATTTGAACCCCCCTCGTCGTCTCACTTCGGGATTTGGTGAAAATCCGCGAATTTCCGGCCCATATCGCCGCGGGCATATGGGCCCGTCGCCATATGGGCCGGACGCCTAGCGGTCTTCGATCTCAAGCTCGAGCGTGAGCTCGGCCGTGGCCGCCTTCAGGTACAAGGTGATGCCCGGCTCGAGCCACACCAGCTGGGCCTCTCCGGGTGGGATGCGATTGACGTAGGCGCCCGTCGCGCCGCCCACCTGCAGGTAGTTGCCAGGGGTGGTGCTCGTGTTGCGCATCCACGTCTGGCCGAGCGACGTGAGATCGGCCGAAGGCGTGAACGTTTCCTCGCCTGTGCCCACCTTGATCGAGCGTCGGTCGTACTGCTCATTGGCTTGGTCGTATTGCCGACTGACCAAGGCCGTGGTGTACGGCGTGCCGTTGGTCGGCCGCACCGTCTTGCTGATGGTGTAGGTGAGTTGCTTGGGCATGTGTGGCTCAGACGAAGGGAGGATGAGAGGGGCGACCGAAGCCGCGGTTCTCGCGTACGGTCTTTTGGCTATGGTGGGCGTGGCACTTGGGGTCCCAGTTCTCTTCGACCCAGAACAGCGGATCGTCGGGACCATCCACGGGGATCAGGTGGTCAACGTCAGTGGCCGGCGTCACGATGCCCTCACGCTCGCACTCTCGGCAGAGCGCGTTCTCCGCGCGGCCCAGGAACTCAGCGCGTCGCACCTGCCAGCGATAGCCATAGCCACGCGCCGCACTCGACCCACGACGATGATCATGAGCCTTGCGCTTCTGCACTCGATGCGCGTCGCAGTAATGGCCACCGCGTGCGAGGCTCGTGCAGCCAGGCGACAAACAGGGTTTGTTGAAGGCGAGGGGCATGGCACGGGCTGCAGTTGAAAAGACGGGGTGAGCACCACCAGGTATTGGCTGGCCCATTCGCGATCGAATCGTCCGATGAGCCCGAGAATCTCTTCAGCCGTAATGGCCTCGTTGCAACGGCCCCAGCCGCTGCTCGTCGTCAGTTGTGTGCCAACGGTGAACATCACTTGGTCTTCACCAAAAACCGGAAGCCAAAGCATTCGCCCGTCGTGGGCGTGAACTCGATCTCGAGCGCGTAGAGCTTGCCCCGATCGGGGAACGCCTGATACAGCGCCGTGCTGGGCTGGAAGCGGAAGTTGTAGCCCTGCGAATCGGGCTGATCGTCCCACAGGTAGTTGACCTGCAGCACGTCGAAGATTGACTCCGACACGGGGATGGCGAACTGGTAGTGGCCGGCGATCGGCCGCTCGTAGCTCGGCTCCCAGGCGCGGAGCTCGCTTACGTTGCCGCGGATCGAAGCGATCGCCGCGGCCAAGATCGGCGCGCCGCTGGCGTCGACCAGCCGCGCCAAAAAGGTCGGGGCTGCCCGCGCGTTCACCACCAAGATCGTATCGGGCTCGTTGTTCGGATCGAGCCGATCGGCCACCGTCAACACGCCATGCGCCTTCACCGCCTCGATCTTGAAGGGAGGCAGGCTGCCGCCGCTGGTCACCGAGCCGTTGAAGAGGCGAAACCGCTCCACGCCGTTCTTCGGCTCGTTGGGAAAGAGCTGGGCGTCGTAGTAGTGCAGCCACAGCTCTTGGCGGCTGCCCATGCCGTCGACGTCGATCGCGTAGACGTTGGCAAAGTCGCCCGACTCCGGCCACAAGAAGATCCGCGAGTCGCTCTCCGACACGCTGCCGAAGGGCGCCCACGCGTTGGCCTGCCGATTCCAGATCTCGCCGGTCGCATGGTCCATGGCGCGCACGAACAGTCGGTTCGGGCCCAAGCCCGTCTGCAAGTGGATGAACTCGAAATGGGCTTTGCCGGCCAGGGCGTTGGTGGCGGCGTCGGGCGTCTGCGCAAACGCCCCGTCGCTCACATAGCGGCGCTCGCAGTAGAAGGGGCGGCCGTCGTTGAAGGTCAGATCTGCGGTGTACTCATAGAACTCGCCCACCGGGCCCAACGCGAGCTCGCGGGAATAGAGGCCCAGGAAGGGCGAGGCGCCCTGCTGCAGGAACAGGCGGCGATCGGAGCTCGACACGCTGCCCGCGGCCTTCCAAGTGTTGGTCGTGACGTTCAGGGCGCGGCCGTTCTTCCGATCCAACAGGATCTTGAGGAAGCGGCCGTTGCCTGCGCCCGTGTCGTTCGATTGATAGGCGAAGCGAGCCATTTAGCGCACGGCCCTCACGGTGAAGCTGCCCGAGCCGATGTCGAGGTTGTCGCCGCCGGCGATGTTGACGATCTGCACCTTGATCGTGTTGGCGGCGGTGATCTGCACCTGCAAGACCACGCCGTCGGGAACGGTCGTCGCCCAATACCAGGCGGCCCCGTCGCCGACCGCAAAGCCAGTGGCGCCCGAGTCGATCACTTCCCAGCTCTCGCCCTGATCGATCTCGGGCGGGTCGAGCGTGGTCGCGTAGCTCACCGACGTGCCGCGATAGAGCGGCTGCCAGGTGCCGCTGGTTCCGGCCGTGCTGCAGGCCCACTCGACGGCCGTGCCGGCCGAGGTGCCGGGCGTGCTGTTGCTCACGCGGTCGCCCACCTGCCAGGTCCCCGAGCTGGGGCTAGCGGTCCCAAGGTAACGGCCCAGCAAGCGGCACTGCTTGTTGGCCACGTCGCTCGGCAAGATCTCGTCTTGCTGATAGTGGTTTTCACCGATCGCGCAGCGGACCACGCTCGCGCCGATCACGATCGACGTAGTGGCGTTGAAGTCGCAGGCCTCGACCGACACGCCGCCGGTCGTGCTGAGCGACACGCCGGTCGTGGCGCCCTGGAAGTCGCAGCCGTAGATCAGGCCGCCGCGCGAGCTCGCCCCGCGGATGATTCCGGTGGGGCAGCCCTCGAAGCGGCAGAACAGGAAGCACGGATTGAGGCTGGCCGAGCCGTCCTGATAGCCGACGTTGATGCAGTTGACGAAGTCACACTCGTAGTAGGTCGCGTTGCGGCTGACGCCGTTGTCGCTCGCGCCCACGCTGAGGCCTTCGAACCGCACACGCTCGACGCGGTAGTTGTTCGTCGAGCCGCCGGAGACGCAGATCACTCCGTTCGCGCTCGAGGCGCCGTCGCCCAGGATCGTCAGGTCGGAGAGCACCGAACCGGTCGCCATGCGAAACGCGGAACCGGTCTTGCCGTCGGTCAGGTCGATGATGGTGGCTTCTTTGCCCGCGCCGTCAATGGTCATGCCGGCCGTGAGGGCGAAGGCGATGCTCGGGTCGAGGTTGTAACGCCCCGGCTCGAGGCGCAGCACCTTGACGCCGGCGGTGGCGGCGCGGTTGAAGGCGGCCCCGTCGTCGATCCCGTCGTCGGGGATGATGCCATACGCCAGGCCGCGGGCCTCGGTCGTCGCGGCGCCGCCGGTGACCTGCGCATGAGCGGTCGCGATCGCGAGAGACGCGACGCAGGCGAAAGCAAGGTAAAGGGCCCAGCCACAGGCGGACCAACGTCGGCTCGTCATAGGGTCACTCGCAGACCAGGTAGGCTTCGCCGGCGGTGGCGGTCACGCTCGATTCGGCGTGGTCGGTCATCCAGAGGCGAAAGGTTTCGGGGGAGCTGCCCACCGTGTACGGCAGCACATGGGGAGAGGTGCCGCGGTCGGCATAGGCTTGATGCAGGCCGTCGACGCGGTAGGGGTTCGAGCGGGCAAAGATCACGCTCTTGTCCCCCTTACCGATCGCGTAGCGCACGGCCGTGGCTCCGCTGCTGGCGGCGGGTTTGCTGAAGCCGGCCGCGATGATCCGCGTTCCGGGCGGGAGCGTGACCGTGCGTTCGCTCGAGCCCACGCCGCTCGAGAGAATGGGCCAGGCCTGATGGTCGGCCTTGAGCTGCACGACGAACATGCGCCGCGCGGGCTCGCCCCGACCGCCGCGCCCCTTCCCAAAGTCGAAGTCGAAGCTGTAGTTGTCGGCCAGGTTGACGCTGGTGAGTGCGCGACCGCCGCGGCTGATCACGCGGCCATAGCCACCGGGGTTGCTGCTGCCCGTGTCGCGCGTGATCCGCGTGTTGAGGTTGGCGACGAAGGTCGGGCCGAGCGCGCAGTCGTCCATCACCAGCAGCGGCTGATACTGCAGCGAGGTGATGTTGTTGTTCGTCACGTCGTAGAAGCCGGCCCCCATCCGCTCGTTGCAGTGGCAATCGCGCAGATGCACGAAGGTCTGCCCGCCCATGGAAAAGTACTCGCGGCCCGTGGCGCCGCTTTCGCCGCCGTGGTTGGCGCTGAAATCGCAGCCATCTAAGAGCAGCTCGTTGGTGAAAGTAAAGCTGCTCTCTCCGCGTTTGTGGAAGATCCGCGAGAGGTAGGTGAGCCGCAGCTCCCAGCGTGAGTCGCGGATGGTGAAGTTGCGGGCGAAGGCGGCCCCGTCGTCGACTCGCACGGTGTACGAAACGTCGTCGGTCTCGGCAGCGTACGCGAGCCCGCCGCTCGTGTAGGTCCCCGCGAACGTCGAGCCGTCGAGGTCGAACGTGTTGTCCGTGATGCGCGTGATTTGGTAGCGGCTATTGGCGTTGCTCACGCCGCCCACGCTGGTGAGCGTCACGTAGTCGCCGGTCGTGAAGCCATGCGCGGTGCTGGTGATGCGGATCAGGCCGCTGCCGTTGTTGGCGCAGCCGCTCACCGTCTTGTGCCCATAGCCCTCGTGGATCAGATCGCAGCCGCTGAGCAGAATGTCGCCCGCGCCGCCCTTGCCTTGACTCCCTTCGCCCGTCGTGTTGCGAATCCAAAACAGATCGCGCGGGTACCAAAAGCGCGAGGCATACCACTTGAACGCCAGGCACTGGTCGTTCTCCATTTCGATCGGGCCGCAGTTGTGGACCCAATTCGAGTAGCCGTGGCAGCCATCGGTGACCGCCGTCCCCGAAAACTTGAAGGGCGTGCCCAAGCCGTTGAAGCGGCAGAACTGATAGACAAAGCCCTTGTCGACCGCGGCCGTCGCCAAGCTGCCCCAGATGCGGAAGCCGTTGACGTCGGCGGCGAACGTGGGGTCGTAGCCCGCGGCCGCGTAGTTGGGCATGTCCGACCGAAACCACAGGTGCGAGAACTGCACGCGATTCCAGCCCGGGTTTTCGTCGGAGTCGTACAGCCAGCGAGGCGTGCCGCTCTCGCGGTGCAGCACGATCTGCGAATAGTTTTGGGATGCCCCGGTGAAGTTGATGCCGTAGCCCGGCGCTTGGTCGGCCGTCGCCGGATGCAAAACGTTGTCCGTGTCGACGTCCCACTCGCCGCCGGGGAAGTGCAGGTGATACGTCTTGTTTTGGATGGCGCTGCGGATGCCGGCGATGATCGCAGCGGAGTCGTCGAGCCCATCGTTGGGCACCGCGCCGAAGTCGGTGACGTAGCAACGCGTGCGCTGCAAGATCTCGCGGGCGATCGGCTGCCAGCCGGCGCCCACGCCGATCGCGAGCATGGCGAGCAGCGCCACGCGACGCCGCCGGCCGACTTCTCCCTCGTGAAACCACCACCAATAGGCGCACCATTCGAGGGCGAGAATGACGGCGAGCACGGTCCAGACCGTGGCCAGCGCGTTGGGGAACGCGGGGATCAGATCGAGCATTTTCTTTACCGCAGAGGACGCGGAGGGCGCAGAGAAGAGAAGAGGCAGGCGAGGCGAGCTAGGCGGGCGTATCGAATCGCGTATAAAACGCGTTCGTTTTGACAGTTCAGCGAGCGAAGTGACCGTTGACACACAAGATGTAGCCCATCCACACGGCGCACAGCGCGCAGATGGCGGCTCCCGCGAAGTCGCGGGCGATCAGCTGTGTCAGCGTGGCGTGCGCCACCCAACCGAGCACGAACATTGAGAACCAGACAGGCGGTTGACTCATGGGAAGAGCGGCCTTTTTTCCAGGGCGGTGAGACGTTCGTCGTGGGTTGCGAGACGCTCGTCGTGTTCCCTCAGTAGAAACTCCTGCTTGTCGAGACGCTCGTGGGCTTTCGCTGCGAGTTGCCTGGTCGCCTCGTACTCTTTGCGAATCACGTCGATGGTGCCTTGGACGCCAGCGACGGCCAGCTCCACGCGGTGGAACGATGCGTCGATCGTCTTCAGGATCTCGTGGGCCTTGCGCAGCTTCTGCCAAATCAGCGGCCCCACCGACGCCATGGCGGTGTAGATCGTCGGCAACACATAGCCCCAAAAAAACGCTTCCATCGGTTCGGCCTTCCTCTGCGCCCTCTGCGTCTCTGCGGTGAAAAAGGTCTTTACGGAGCGGTGGCGAACTCGACGCCGGCGGGGGCTTTGATGACGACGCCTTCGCGGCTGACTTCGACCTTGGCGGTCGGCGGCGGCGTGGGCTTCGACTCGGCCCACTCGACACGCGGCAACTGCTCGTGCAGGTCGACCGTGACGGTCAGCTTTTCGCCCGTCGGCAACGTCCAGCTCGCCCCGACGATTTGCCCGCGGTCGAACGTCTCACGCTTGCCCACGAAGTAGCGCTCATAGCCGCGAATCCGCTCGAACATCCGCTTGTAGGCGGGCAGCAGATCCCAGCGCTCGGTGATGCGATAGTACGACTTGGGGTAGCCCGGGTTGATGCTGAACGCGCTATAGAACAGCACGTCGTCGGCGCCAGCGCAGAGAGCGCACCAGATCGCCGCTTCGTTGTACGCCGCGGGCGTATAGTCTTCGCTCATCCACACCGGGTCGGGAGCTTTGCCGCTCGACGGCGCGACTTGCGACAGCGTGGGGAGCGATTTGCCCAGGTAGGGATGCACCCACAGCTTGCCCTTGTGAGCAGCCCGCCAGGCGACGACATAGTCCCAATACCACTTGCGCAGCGTCCCCTCTTTCCAGACGTAGAGCTGCAGGCCGATCACGTCGGCCGCGTCTTTCCAGAGTTTTGGGTCCGCGCTCTTGCTGACGCTGACAAACGATTGCATCCCCTCGCGATACTTGGGGCGGACCGCGGCGATCTCGGCTTTGACCTTTTCGGGCGTACTCGTGAGGTCGGCATCGTCCTTGGCGTTGTGATAGGCAACGCAGGTGTATTGCTTCCACAGCTTCGCGTGGTCGTCGATCGAACCGGTGTTCGTCTCGTAGATGACCTTTTTGCCGCGCGCCTGACAGGCCTCGAGGAAGCCTCCTTTGGCGCCGTCGTCGGGCGTGATCTGACTACCGATCCCACCGAACGTGGTGTCGTCGAGCTTGGGCAGGTCTTCGGCGCGCTTGGGCCGGCTGTCGAGATAGATCGCGTCGTAATAGGTGCCCAGCAGCATCTGCCCTTGCACGAACCGCGGAGACGCGGAGGCGCAGAGGCTGAGCACGAGCAGCAGCAGGAACAGGATCAGACGCTTGGGGTGTCGCATTACGGTTTGGTCCTTTTGGTGAACGTGGCGTGGCCGGCGGCGCATTGCAGCACCGCCGCCTCCGCGCCGTCGAGGTACAGGCGGCCGAGTACTCGGCCGAGGGTCAGGTGGTCGCCGACCTTGCCCGAGCCGTTGAACGACACGAGCACGGTGGCTTGCTGGGCCGCGGCGACGAGCTGCTCGAGGTGAGCCTTGGCGGCCAGGCCGGCAGGCTTCTCGTCGCCATGCACCTCCGGAGCCCAACAGTCTTCGAGCCGCAGATGCAGGGTCGGCCCGAGCAGCTGCAGCTCCACGGTGTCGCCGTCGAGTACTCGGATCACTCGGCACGGCAGGCAGAGCCCCGGCTCGGGAGTTGGCGGCTGCTGGTTCATGGTGTTGTTTTCAACCGCCGAGACGCGGAGGCGCAGAGAATTCACTTGAGCGAGTACTCCGCTTTGACCGGCCCGCGGACGGTCTCTTGCTTGGTCGTGCGCAGCCGCGCGAGAAACTCCGTGGCCTCGGCGACCAGCGCCGCCGGCGGCGACGGGTAGAGGCAGCCTGCGCTCTCGCAGTTGACCGCGATCGCGTTGAGCAGCTCGGCCCGTTTCTTGGGGGCGATCGACAGCAGGATCAGCGCGAGCACCTCGGGCAGCTTGGGCGTCACGCTGGCGTTCTTCGTCGAGGCGTGGCCGACGGTCAGCTTGCCGCTGAGCTTTTGCACGAGTGACTCGCCGTCGATCGACAGCAGAAGCTTGCCTTCGAAGGGATACGCCTTGCCGTCGACCAGGTCGTCGCGCTTGGCTTCCTTCTCGGCCACCTTGCCGAGCGACATCCAATAGGCGGATGCGAGCTCGCACACGCGACCAACGGCCGTGTGGTCGGCAGCGAGTTCGGCGGGAGTTTTCAACGCGCCCACGTGGGCCCTCCTTTAGAGCATCCACGCGGGCAGGGCCTGGTCGGTCGGCCGGTAGCACGCGCAGCGTTTGAATTTGCGATCGGGGTGGTTGGGGCACGGCCCGTTGCGGTCGACCTTGGGCCCCAGCCGCATGGTGCGGCCGCGGCGTCGCGCCTTGCGCGAATGATTCTGGCACTCGGCCAGCTTCTCCGGGTTGAGCTTCTCGATCGCCTTCTTGGCCGCTTCCAACCCGGCCACGAAGCTGGCCGTGTCGACGCGGAGGTTCATGCAGCGAAGGTGATCGATCGTGCGCATTTTTGAGATCTAAAACTGGGATCCAAAATGCCCCGGGCGCATGGGACGCGTTGCGGCGTCGTCTCAGGAGAAGCTGCCCCAGCGCCCGGGGTATACGTGAGCGGGTTACACCGGCGGTGGGCTGATAGTGCCGACGGCGGCGGCCGAGCCTCCGGGCGCAGCGCCGGGTTGGCCCGCGCCGATCGTGGCGGGGCCGGTGGCGCCCGGCACGCCGACCGCGCTGTAGGCGCTCGGCAGGTCGACGCCGGCGAGGCCGTCGGCGCCGGGGATCGGCCCGACCGGATACTGCTTGAGCAGCGGCATGATCAGCGTGGCGGGGATGCCGCGGAACAGCGGCCGCAGATCGTCTTCGGTGGCCAGGCTGAACAGCGGCCCCGGTTCGTCGAGCCCTTCGAAATTGAGGGTCACGCTCTCGGGGTCGTAGGTGGCGTAGTGCGCTTCGGTGAAGACGAAGTCTTCCTTGTCGACGTCGGCCCGCGGGATGCCGAGCAGCTCGGTGCCGACCAGGCTGGCGATCTCGCGGAAGTACTGCCAGTTGTCGCTGGCGAACTTGCTCGTGACCGTGAGCGCGAGGTTGTTGTCGCTGTGCTGCATCATGTTGGCCAGCGCCATCATGCACAGCGAGTTGTACTCGCGCAGCCAATGGTTTCGCAGGATGCCCGAGGCGAAGTAAGGCACCGGGTGGATGTTGAAGATCGCGGTGTCGGGCGTGGCGTGGCCCGGCTCGAGGCGATCTTGGTTGGCTTGCTTCTGCCGGCCGGCGAGCACGCTCTTGATGCGGTTGCAGACCTTGCCGAGCCGCTTGACGGTGTTGATCGACGGGGGCTGCTTGCGCTGGGCGTCGACGTGGGTCATCACGAAGAGCTGCGCCGAGCCGATCTCGTCGACCAGGTTGACGATCGGCTTGTTGAGTGAGCCGACGTTCTCGCCGAAATTAGGGACGCCGAAACCGTAGCGGTTCCACGGGTCGACGTCGTAGAGCAACACGCGATCGTTGCCGAACATGGCAGGGGGTTCCTTGTTGAGACGACTACTGACTTGGAGCCTGCTTGGCGGCGACGCGCTTGCCGTGCAGGATCTGTTGCTTGCTGGCCTCGAGCCGCTCGAGATAGGGAGCGAGCTGAGGAGTGAGCTCGGCCTCTTTGCGCATGGCCTCGCGGTAGGCTTCGCCCTCGGGATCGGTCACCGGCACGCGGGTGTAGCGGTTCTCGGTCCGCTCACTGTGCGTGTGGACCGCCGGCGGCGGCGCGGGGGAGACGCGCGGCCGCGGTCGGCGAGTACTCGCTGGGTAGTTGCCGGGCGGCGCGGGCCGCTGAACATCGTGGTTCGCAGCTCGAGCGCGTAGGCGGCGTGCTAGCAGAATGGTCAGCCAGACGACGCCGGCGGCGGGCGTCGTCACGCCAGCGGCCACCAGGATCGCGTTTAAGCTTTGCTGCCAGGGAGTGGGCAGAAGCGGCCCCATGATCTCCCGCAACGCGGCAGCGTCGAGCGTGGGCGATTTGCCGGGTGGTCCGGTGGGACCAGGGTCGCCCTTGAGACCGGGCGACCCTGGCTGGCCGGCTTCACCTGGCTTCCCGTCTTTACCGGGCTGGCCAGGCTGCGCGCGCTGAGAGGAGAGCTCTGCGAGTTTCTTTTCCAGCTCGCCCAGTCGATCGGCGAGCTGCGAATCGGCCGCCGGCGGCGGCGTAGTGGCTTCGGGTCCGGCTTCGTGCTCGGGCGCCGGGCCCGGCAGGTCGCCGATGTCGACCTTGGGCGGCGTCGGCGCGTCGTCGTACAGCGGCGCGGGGCTGGGTCCTGGCGACGAGTAGGTGCGGACCGGAGGCGGCTGCTGCCGAGGGGCGATCGCGCCGCCGCCTCGCGGCGCGGGACACGGCCTGAGCGACCAGCGATTGCCTAGCCGCTGGATGAACGCGCGGACGCGGCGGCACTGCACCGCCACGCTGCCTTGCGGATCTCCGCCCCAGCGCACGCCGGCGAGTGTGCCGTCGGCGAAAAACACGGGGCCGCCACTGTCGCCTTGCCGCGAGCTCGAGGTGCAGTTGAACCAATCGCCCGGCAAGTCGAGCCGCGGGCTCGACCAGGCGTGGATTGCGCCGGCCGTCTCGAGATACGGGTCGCTGCCAAAGCCAGCCGCGATCACCTGGTCGCCGATCGCCGGCAGCCGCTCGGCCACCGTCACTGGCTGCGCATCGCGCGGCGCGCGGGCGAGCTCGATCGCGGCCAGGTCGTAGGTCGGATCGATGGCCACCACCTTGCCCTGCACCACGTCGTGCGCGGCAGCTCCGCGAAACTCGACGATCGCCTGGCCGCTGCCGTCGGCGACGACATGCTTGTTGGTCACGACGAGCGCCGCGCCGTCGGCCGCGAGCGCCACCAGGCTGCCCGATCCACAGCTATACGCGCCGTCGCGATCGGGGATCTTGATCCGCACCGTGTGCGGCTTGGGGCGGGCGGAGCTCGCGAGCGGAGGTTGCGGTCGACCGGGCAGCGCGAACGGCAGTTGCTCGAGCGCGCCTTCGAACACCGGACCCGGTAGGGGACAGACCCCACCGACGCACTGCCCACGCGCGTAACCGCAGAGCGCGAGCAGCGCAAAGACGATGCGCGCCGCCCACAGGAAAAGAAATGCACTCGGCACCCAGGGGCCGGCGATCAAATGTTCGAAAAAGTGGCCTGGAGCGAATTTCACTGCGTTTTTCTCGGGAAAAACCGGGGGTCTCTGAGCGGCCAGATCACGGCACGAGCACGAACAGGGGGCGCAGCAGGGTGCTGCGAGCCAGGTCGCCTGGTTCGGTGTACCGATCGGCCAGGTTGGGAACGGGGTCGCGTCGTGCGCCGATGCGCAGCGCGCAGGCCACCGCTTGCGAGCAGTACTTCGCGCCGGCGGTCGTCTCGCGGCCGTCGCGGGTGTCGACGGGGAATCGCTTGCGCAGGCCAGGCACGCGCAGCAACCACGCGCCGAGGATGCCGCGGTAGTTGTAGGGCTGGCCCAACATGCGGCAAAAAGCGTCGGCCGCGTCGTCGGCCTCTTGGTCGCTGATCGTCGGCCGATAGATGTGGATCGCGCCCGGGTAGGCGGTCACCTCATGGCGCAACGTCACCGCTCCGGAGCCGCGGAGCTCGCGGAACTGCTGCACCATCCAGCGGCCGTCCCAACCCTTGAGCATGCCGGCGTGCGTGTAGAGGCTGCGGCCGACGCCGGCGATCTTCGAGCTCACCGGCGAGGCTTGCTTGACGAGGTGGTAGAGCGCCACGTCGCCGTTGCGCAGCCAACGCTCCGCCTCTTGCAGCGGCAGATGTTCCAGCACAGGCGTCATGCAGCCCTCCGTTGGGAGCGGCGACCGCGGAGCTCGCTTTCGATCCGCTCAACCGCGATGTCGAAGTGAACGCGGTCGACCTCGCAGCCGACATAGCGTCGGCCCGTGCGCAGGCAGGCGATCGCTCCGGTGCCGGAGCCCATGAATGGGTCGGCCACCAGGCCGCCGGCGGGGGCAACCTTCACGAGGTTTTCGAGCACCTCGACCGGCTTGCCGGCCAGGTGGAACTTTTCCGAGTGGCGTTGGCTCGCCCGCATCACGCCGGGCAGCGCGCCCACGTCGGGCATTTTGGGCCGCGGGCCGTTGGTGCCCCAGATGGCATACTCGGCCTGAGCGCGGAAGCGGCCGAGGTAGGGGCGGACCTGCTCGGTCTTGTCCCACACGGCCAGTCCGCGATAGATCCAGCCGCCCGACTGCAGGGCCAGCGTCGTTGCGCTCACCTGCCGCCAATCGCTGAACACGGCCGCGACGGCGCCCGGCTTGGCGAGCTCGAGGCAACGGGCGAGCCACAGCCGACACCAATAGGCGTGGCTGAGCTGGTCGCGCGTGTCGCCCGTGAAGTCGGCCCACTGCTTGCGCTGGCCGGTCTGTTGGTACTTCGACTTGGTGGAGCGCAGGCGATCGCCGGCGAACTGGCCGCCGCTCGAATAGGGCGGGTCGGCCACGATCGCGTCGACCGTGCCGCGCTCGAGCTGAGGCAGCACGTCGAGGCAGTCGGCCAAGTAGAGCGACACGCCGTCGGCTTGATAGTCCGGCTTCATTCGTCGTCGACCTCCCCGCGCAAGCGGCGTGCGCGCTCTTCCTCGCTCCAGCCGGCCTGAATGTTCAGGCAGGCGGCGCGGATCTCGTTGGGCGTGGGCTCGGTCCGCTCCCAGTCGACCGGCTGTTCGAGCTCGGTGTCGCGGCGGCCGCGGGCCGCACAGGCCACGCAGACGGGCCCAGAGAAGGCGGCAAGGGCGCCGCAGCCGCTACAGCGGCGGGCAGTGAGAGTCGCTTCGCGGGGGTTCGCGTGGGCCTTGGGAGCCCAGCGGCCGGTGGCGATGCGTTGCACGCTGTTGCGTGAGACGCCGACTTGCCGCACGACGTTGCGTTGGCTCACGCCGTCGGCAAGGAGCTGTCGCACTTCGCGCGCGGTCGCTTCAGAAATCCGGCGCCGCGTGCGCGCACGCGGCGGCTCGGAAAGATGGGGTTCCCTCATCCAGCGTATGCGCCCGCGATCATTGCGGGCGACTCTCCGGGTGCAGCAGGAGCGTGCGAGCGATGGCACACCCAGTTAACCACGAACCGGCCCCAGGAACCGGGGCGAAGATGCTAGCGGGGCGTAGAATAAGCCCGTTGAGGAACAGGGGCGGCCGCCCTCTCTTTGCGGCGGCCGCCCCGCAGTTTAGCTAGCTTTCCTGGGCGAGTTTTTTAACCGCCGAGGCGCAGAGGACGCAGAGAGAACACGATCGCGTTCCGCTGGCGAGCGGGGGACGAAAGTCCCCCGTGCAATAGCAGGCCCCGCGCCGCCTCACGAGATGCCGGTTGCGAGGCCGGCGGGCGGCGCGGGGCAGGAGATCGGGCTATTTCTTGCGTGGGCGGCGCGATGCCACCCACTGCTCGACGGCCTCTTGCGTGTCGGCGTCGGGTCGATCCTCGCCCGAGAGCCAGCGTCGGACGGAGCGATCGCTGACCCCGAGATCCTCGGCGAGCTTGCGCGCGGAGACCATTCCGCGGCTGTAGTGATTCTCGAGCAAGGCCTGCAGCGACAGCCGGACGCGCGACCACCGTCCCGAGTCCGCGTTGCGGCGTTTGCCTTTGGGCCAGTGGCCTTTGGTGGGCTTGGTCATGAGCGGAGCTCGATCTTGGCCAGGTCGCCGCCAGGCAGCCCCGAGCTGTTGAGGTGGATGCGATAGTACGACTCGCCCACCTTGGCGTCGACCTCCACGCCCCACATGCCGAGCGCCGCAATCGCGGCGCGCGACTCGTCGGTCAGCTTGGCTGCATCGACCAGCTTGAAGCTCCAGCGAATCAACTCGCCGAGGCCCTTGTCGGCCAGGAAGCGATCAAGCCAACTCTTGGTGCGCTCGATCCGGATGCGTTCCTCCGTCTCCCGGCGCCAAGCGGCGTTCTCGCGCTCACGAGCACGCTCTTCGGCGGCCTGCGTTTCTTCTGCCTCGCGGTACGCGGCGGCCAGATCGCGTGGGCCAACCCAACGCTCATAGCCCTGGGTCTCCGGCGTGGGCCGATCGTAGTGCGACGTGAAGCCGATCGACGCGCCGGCGTGGTAGCGGTGCAGGTGCCAGTAGCCATCGCGCGAGCGATAGAGTTGATAGGTCTCGGGGCCCGAGTGCGTGCCGGAGTCGGTCGCGACCAGAATGGCGGGGCTGTTGTCGATCATCTCAATTCTCCTATCGCGGCTTCGCGGGCCGCGTGCTCCTGCTGGTCTCCGCAGGCGAGGTGCGTGTCACTCTCACACGCCACGCGTCTTACTATACCGATTCGGTATATGTCTGCAAGAGGCGTGAGCTATTTTTCTGGGCCCCCGGCCGCTGGGTTTGACGCTATACCAATCTGGTATTAGTCTTACGGCATGGGAAAAAAGTCGAGAAAAAACGAGCGGCAGCTCGAGGGGAGTCAGCTCGCGGGCGCTTCGCTGGCCGAGCGGTTGGCCGAGGCGCGGCAGCTCGGCGCCGCCGGCGGGCAGATCGCCGCGGCCGCGGCCGCCGGCATCAGCCAGCCGGCCTGGAACCGCATCGAAAAAGGCCAGCGGCTCAAGGATGTGGCCGACACGCTGCGGGCTCTCGGTGACGCCGTCGGCATGCGCGACTACCGCGAGCTACTGCCGCCCTAAGATTCCTGCGGCAACACGGGGCGCAGGATCTCGGCGTCGAAGCAGGCGGTGCAGAGGCCGGGCTCGGCCCAACTGCAGCCGCCGGGTCAGGCCTCGCTCTCGGTGCAGCCGCACGTGCGGCATTGCAGCTCGCCGGCGTGGCTCACTAGAGCAAAGGCGGCGCGGGGCACATTGCCAGGTGCGATCGCCGCACTCGAGGTGCCGCCGAAGTTTAACGAGCGCGCCTCTCATGTCGAGTTGGGCCTCGGCGTGGGGGTCGGTTGCTCGGGCACGGGCCCGAGGATGATGTTGCCGCGGAAGATGTTGGTCGACAGGCCGGCTTCCTCGAGCCGCTTGAGGTACTGTTCGTTTCGCCACTCTTCGCTTTGCAACTGCGATCGGAGCTCGCCATTCTCGCGGGCCACTTTGACCGACCAGTAGAGGGCGCCTGCGGTCATCAGCCACACGAAGGTTAACACGACAGGGATCACCTCGGCCATGGAAGGCTCCTTTGCACGTTGAGTCATGAGTCCCCTTTCTGCCGTCGCATTTCGTACCGTTCCCAGGGAGAGGGCAAGCCTTTCGCCGAGACGCTAATCAGTTGGCACAGGCGATCGATCACGGCGTCGGCTAGTTCGACCTTCCAACCGGCCGATTGGTGACGCACGATCGCCGACTCGAGCAACACGAAGGCCTGCTCGAGATCGTCGGGCAGTTCCGGGTTGCTCTGCGTCCTCTGCGCCTCCGCGGTTAATTCCTCTGTCATGAGTCACCTTTTTGGCGTCTCCGCGGGACGCCGGGAATGGGGCGAAGTTGCTTGAAATCAAACGCATGGCGGCGCGTGTAGCGTTGCTTGCGGCGGTCGACCTTGCGTTCGAGCGACAGCTCGACCATGGCGCTTTTGCTGACCTCGTCGATCACGATGATGCGGCCGCTCTTGACCATGCTCAGGTAATCGAACTCGGGCAGCGCCGGCACGAACACCTCTTCGCCGATCTTCGGCCGCCAATCCGCCGGCGAGTCGTAGAAGTAGGCCACCCACCGCGGCAACCCTTTGGCGATCGCACGAGCCATAATCTCTCCAGGTCGATCCGCGTTTGAAACTCCACACTGGGCAAGTCGCCGCGCTGGGCCCGTGCCGCGAGCTCGTCGAACCAGGGCTGGAAGAACAGGCTCATGACGACAGCAAAACCGATCGCGCGAGCTGAACACGCTTGAAGTCCGCCACGTTTCCGCCGCGGTCGGGATGCGTTATCAGCTCGGCCTGCCGGCAGCGGTCGGCCCAGCCTCCGCCCACGATCGGACCGTGCGCCTTGAGCCCGAGTATCGACAAGATGAAGCGGCCCGCGCTCTCGTAGTCGAAGCCTCCGTCAGGCGCGGGCAGCGCTTGCCAGCCCTTGTACTGCTCGGCCCGCTTGGTCACGCCGTAGCGGTCGACCGCGCGCAGGGCCTCGAGCGCGAGTGCGATCGCCCGCACGTTGTCTTGCCACTTGTGAAAGCGATCGCTGGGGTACGACAGGGCGCCGTGCTTCGAGTTGAACGAAACGATGACGCCGGGCGAGCGGGGAATTGCCTGCGCGTAGAGCATGCCATCGTTGCGAATCTGGCCACGTTGTACGTCGGCCTGCAGCACGATCTCTCGCGCCTGCAGGTGGCGGAGCTCGCGCTCGAGTAGATCAAGGGTCTTGCTCCAGGGCGCGGAGAACTTAGCCGGTTCGGGCCGCGTGGTTCGCGGGCCGGGCCAGTGTTCGAGCGGAACGAAGCGATACTGCAAAGCCATCAGGTCGATACCTCCACTCGCTGCCATTCTTCCAACGCGCTCGCCTGGCACCATTGCACCGCGCCGGCCCGATTGACGTAGGCGACGTGCGTACATTGCCCACGATCGTCGTCGATTCCTAGCCGCTCGAGCGTGTAACCGTTACCGGTGTAGGTCGAGCGAAACGACGCTTTGAACCAGTGCGGCTTGCGACCGAATCGTTTCTCGGCCGAGGCGACCACTCGATCGAGGAACGCCTTCGTCATGCGGTCCTGGTAATGGTTCACGCGCCCCTCCAACGTTTGAGTTTGCGGCGCATGGCCGCGTTGACGTACGCACTGCGCGGGCTCTTGAGCGCGCCGCTCCGCTCGAGCTTGTTGAGGTCGGCGATCAGCCGCTGCAGCTCGCCCCAGGGAAAACCATCGAACAGCACGGCCTGCGCATAGTCGACGCAACAGGCCCACACCATCCGCGGACAGTTCACCAGCCGCTCGATCTGCGTTGCCCGCGCTTCGAGCTCAGCCTGTCGATCGACCGGATCAACGGCGCCGAGCAGCGATCCCAGCACGCCGCCGATCGCCAGCGGGTCCGCTTCCGTGGGGTTTGCCTCGTGGGGTTTGCTGCGGCAATCCCCACGGCCCGCCCCCTCTAGCGCGCCTCTGCCCTTCACCGGAACGGTGAAGGGTTGAAAGGTTAAGGGTTTAGATAGATCTTCACTCCAAGGGTTAAGGGTTAAGGGGGAGTTTTGGTGGGGATTGCCCCCGCAATCCCCACCGTGGGGTTTGCGCTCGCAAACCCCACGGCCCTCCGGCGAAGAGGGGGCCTGGTCATCGCCTTCGGCGTCCCGAAGCGATGGGCCAGGCGAGGGCCTGAAAACGAGCGTCGAGACGAGGCTCTCCGTGGCGGGGTTCGCCAGCGGTGGGGCGTCCTCTTCTTCGAGCTCGACTCCGGGCAGAGTCTGTTGTGGGTCGGGTTCGATCTTGCGCGGGCGGCCGTCGATCACCTCGGGCTCGTACACATAGAGCTTGAGGCCGTCCTTGCGCTCGATCACGTCGATCAGCCCGAGCTCCTCGAGCTGCGGTATCCAGTCCTTCACGGCTCCGCGCGTCACGCCGTGGCGGGCGCCGAGCTGATCGAGCGTCGTGTTCACATAGCCGGGTCGACCGCGGCACTCATGCAGCCACAGCCACATGTAGCACTTGATCGCGGCCGGCTTGCGGCTGAGCCGCAACACCGGCTCGAGTCGATCGATGTCGGCGTACGCGAGGGCCAGCGGTGCTGCTGACCTGCTGGTGTCCATCCGGGGCGTCCTTTCCAAGCCGCGGCTCGGGCCCGTGGCCAGAGGCGTTTAACTTGGGGTCGACGAGGCGTGCTCATCACGCGGCACGCCCATCTCGTTGCAGCAGCTCGAGCAAACGTTGTCTTGCTCCCAGCCGCAACCGCCCGGGCAGGCCTCGCTCTCGGTGCAGCCGCAGATGCGGCACTGCGCTTCGTCGGCGGTGGCGACCAGCGCGAAGAACTGCCGCAGCACGCGGCCGACACGCGTGCCGTCCTCGCGTGTCGCCAGGGCCGCGCTGCCGTCGCCGTACCAGCGGGCCGCTTCGCAGAGCGTGCCACGTGGCACCATCTCGCCGTTGCCCGCCCGAGCCGCGACGCGCAGCCTCACGAGCTGCTTCGTAGTTCGTTTCTTGGCCATGGGTAAAACCTCCCGTTGAAAGAGAATCAGTTAAACAGGTTGGTCGGCTTCTCCGGCGGCAGCACATGCAAGTTGCCGTTGGGCCAAACCGTAATGAAGTTGTTGCGGCCGCAGTGGTGGCAGGTCTGCAGCCCGTCCCAACAGCCGCGGCTGTTGGCCTGCTCCTCGGTGGGCACGCGCGTCTCGATCGAAAGCTTGCAGGTGACGCATTGATAGGTCACCGTCTTGCCGCCCCGCGCCTTGTGGCGGCGGAGGAAGTCTTCTGAGTTGGCCTTGAGAGCCTTCAGCGATCGTTTGGTGGGAGCCATGGTTTCACCCTACGCAAGAGGATTCGACATCAATGATCGAGCCGGAAAACGCTTCGGCCTCGCCGGCCTTCGTGAGCAGCAGGTGGGCCAGTTGCCGCGCCTGCTCGGCCGAGAACACGATGTGGCCCACACGGTCGTAATCGAGGTTGATCACCACCTCGCCACAGAGCGTGGTCCCCACCTCGAGGTAACCTCCGAATGCCATCGCATCCCCCTTTCGCTTTGCACCACGGAGACACAGAGACACGGAGAGCAGGCCAGGAGCGGATCGCTGGCGGCGCTCGTCTCTTATCTTCTCCGTGCCTCCGTGCCTCCGTGGTTCAATCCCAACCTCAAGCGTGCGGCGCCCGCCAGACCTCGACGAGGCCGACCAAGCAAAGCACCGCGTAGATCAACAGCGCCCACCCCATGGTTCACGCGGCCTCCCGATGCTCGAGGATGTAAAGCAACCGCGGGCGAATCTGCACCGGCGTGGGGTTGTCGACGCCACTGGCCTGCAGGTCGAGGTAGATCTCGGCCGCGGCGTCGAAGCACCAGGGATCGACGGCCCGCGCGCCAAGTGGCTCGATCGCCGCCCACACCACCACGCTCATCCGATCGCCGGCGGTCATGACGCAGCGTCCCCGATCAGCGACTCGAGGTAGACCTCAGTCACCGGCTGCACCTCGAGCGTGCGCAGGTCGAGCGACACGCGCAGCCGTTTCTGCTCCCCGAGGAAGCCGTTCGAGAACACCACTTCAGCGACGACCATCGGCCCGCACCGCGCGAGCACGCGCAGCACGTGCCCGTCGTACGATTGGTCGACCAGCTTGACCAGGCTCGATCCCGACAAGCTAAAGCCGCCGCCACCCACGATGCGTTGTTGGATCGGTCCCCGGACAACCACGAAGAGCTGCCCCTCTTGCAGCAGCTCGTTGGCCACTTCCGCGGCCGTGGGCTGCCCGGGCGTTTGATTGATATCTACCATCTGTGAAGTTCCCCTCCGCGTACTCTGTGTCTCTGCGGTTAAACAAAACTCCGAATGGGGGCGGCCGGATTCGAACCGACGACCTGCGGGTTATGAGCCCGCCGAGCTACCAGGCTGCTCTACGCCCCGCGGGCTATCAGGCGGCCTTGTCGGCCGCGGCGGCGGTCTCCGGAGCCTTCTTGCTTGCCTCGTTCAAGGCGGCCGCTTTCTGCTCGTCGCTGATCCCATCGGGAGCGCCCGGCTGTCGACGTGGACGGCCTTCGTGACCGGCTCCGATGGCAGCGCCAGCGATCACGCGGCCGTTGTCATCGATCGCCGGCAGCTCGATGATGTTGCCGTCGAGGAAGGCGAGCAGCCGGCGGCCTTCCTTTTGGTCGAGCGCGATGGTGGCGCCGTTGACGAGCGCAACCTTCACGCCTTGCGTGGGATCGTCTGGGGTGATCACCCGCACGATCGACTCGACGGCGATCAGTTGCAGGCCTTCGGCACTGCGAACGCGAACTAACAT